CGTGTGAACAGCACCGGGCGGTTCAGCGGGAAGGTGGCCGCATCGGCATCGGGCGCGGTGCAGACAAGGCCGACAATGGCGGTGGACACGGTGCGGATGGTGCGGGTGCCGTCGTTGATTTCAACAACGCGGACGCCGTGATGGTAATCGCTCATGGAGAAAGTCTCAGGTGGGGTGGAACAACAGGGGGACGGTGAGGTGGGTATTGCCGGGGGCGGAATGGCGGATGCGGGCGGTCAGTTCCAGGGTGGCGCGGCCGGGTGTGGTCTCCGGGTGCAGCGCCAGGCGCGTGAGGTTCAGACGCGGTTCCCAGCGGTGCAGGGCGGTGGCAATCGCGCCGTACATGCGCACCAGGCTGGCTCCGTTCCACGGCTGGTCGATCAGCTCGGGCAGGCGTGAGCCGTAATCGCGGCGCATGATCCGGGTGCCGATGGGCGTGGTCAAAATGTCGGCCACCGATTGCACCAGATGCGCCGTGCCCGAAAGCGGTTTGCCGGTGGTGGCGTGCATGCCGTTCATGCCATTACCCACGAATCGCAGCAATCAGGGACGAGACGCCGCCACACAGGTACGCAATAGCTGCAATCAATCCGATCAGCCAAATTGCCGCAAAGCGGCAGGTGGACAGTTTTGTGATCATGATGCGTATTTCCCGGATAATGCCGATATACTTCGCCCGTTACAGCGGTCGGGGCGTTCGCTTATGTACGACTGGCTACCACCAGCGGATGACATAAATCAGGCCAAGCAGCCAGATGGCGAAAAAGCGCGCTGTGGAAAGCTTTTTTGACATTTGCCAAATCTCATGAAAAGTCTTGATAAAATCAGCCACGCATGGCTCCTTAGTTTGGTTAAGGGGTTGGTGTAGAACGCCTCGGTTGTTTGCGCAGCCGGGGCGTTCGCTTGTGTGGGTTACTGCGGCGGGCCGGTGCTGTCCGGGCCGCCCTTGACGCCGCCGTGGACGTGGCCCTTGAGGCTCACGCCAGCACCGATCACATCGGTCTGCGCGGTCAGGGTCTGGCTGACGGCGGCATTGCCGTTGAGGGCGGTGTCACCGTTGACCGTCAGCGGGCCGTTGAGGGTGATGCCGCCAGTTGCGGTCAGGACCGCCGTGCCGCCAGCGGGCAACACGGCGGTCAGGGCGTGGCTGGCATGGTCATATTCGATCACCGCACCATCGGGATACACGCGCACATGCGCGTTTGCGACATTCGACGGTGGCGGGAATGCGGTGCAATACAGTCCGCGCAATACCACCGCGCCGGTCAGCTCGCCCTCGGGACTGAGCACGATGACCTGCTCACCCACGCCTGGCGCGCTCCATTCGATGGACAGGCCGGTGCGCGGGGTGATCCACGGCAACCAGTCGGTTTGATTGCCGTCGGTCTGCACCCGGCAGCGTGCACGTCCGTGATCGACCACGAGGATAGTTCCCAGGCGGATCAGGTTGGACAATCGGCGGCGGGTTTCATGCAGGTGGGGCATGTACGCATGGTCGCGATGCGCGCCGCCGTTGTCATGGACTGCGTTGTGTTATCGGGCCTGTTACATAATGCGACCATTCTTTTTCCATGATGTGATGATCACGCTGGCAGTGTCGGAGGACCACCTGGCTCGGGACTTGGCACCTCCGGTCCGGGAGTTTGCAAGGCCAAGGCACCCGTGTCAGTGCTGATGATGCTCGCGCCGCGACCAGTGCGACCCACTCGGCTTCGCTGATTGCGATTGCGTCTTCCGGGATGGTCTCATGCAAACCTTCCAGATAAAACCCGCCGCTGGCGGGACTGTAAAAGTAGGGCGGGGGAGTCGTTTCTGTCGTCATCTGCGGTTTCCTCAAAATCAATGGCCAATGGCGCGCCAGTACATTCCGACCCAGTTCCACGAGCTGTTGCCGGGACCCTGGATGTACACGGAAAATCCGGTCTTGCCGGGTGAGCCATGGTTGATCTGTGCATACATGTCGTAATGGTTTTTGTTGTTGGGCCCGACTGGATTGATGTCGGTCACTGTGACGTTCAGGCACGCCGTCGGAAAGGCAATGGGAAATGTCACGCTGCGGGTGATTTCGCTGGTGGTGCTCATGAGATAAATCCCCCACTGCTCGATCATGCCGTCCGGGCGTTTCATCCAGCCGTTTGTGCCGCCGCCGGATGAGTAGCCGATCTCTGACGGCGTCCAGGTCACATCGGCGCTGCCGTTGAATGCCTTGCCCGTGTTGCCGATCTTGAGCGTGCGCGCGGTTTTCAGTGTGTCCGCGCTGGTGGCATTGCCGTTGAAGCCGGAGGCACTGACGTTGCCCTGAAAGTGAGCGTTCTTGTTGTCATCAATGCGGAGCAGCCATTGATTATTATTGGGTTTTTCGTCTATAAATCCAGTGTTGTTGTTTGCGTCCGTGGTGACAAGTGCGGTGCGTTGGCCTGTGCCGGTACGCCTCAGGCGAATCAAGGAATTCCCGGCATTGTCGGATGTGTCGATGGTCAGCCACCCGGTTAAGGTCCCGCCCGCCAGTGATAGATAGTCCAGTGCGGGAATGCTGGCCTTGTTCCAGACACCGTTTGCAAGATGGGCAAACTGACCATTGATGGTGTACAGGCGCAGGGCTGCGCCGGATCCCAGCATTTGCATTCCGCCTTTGAACTGATTTCCGGTTGCGGCGGTGATGAGCCATGTGGCGCTGTTGTCAGGTCCCAATTCAACACGGATGGTTTCAGCAGGTGCTTGCCCCCATAAGACGTGAGATGCCTGGAAATGATGCAGGCCGGTGTATTGCTGACCGGCTTTGTTGGCCTTGCTGTTCAGTGCATCCTGCAAGCCTGTCACATCGTTGATGGCGTGGTCGTGGCCCGCCTCCGCCGCGCCAATCTCGGCCAGGGTCCATGTCACATTGCCGGTGCCGTTGACGGCTTTGCCCGTCGTGCCGATCTTGAGCGTGCGTTCCGCACCCCAGCGACTTGTGATGATATCCGCCGTGCCGTTGAACGATGTGCCGTTGATCTTTGTCGATGATGTGAGCTTGTTTGCGCTGGTCGCATTGCCTTTGAACAACGGTGCAGTAACTTCCCCGTAAATGTGAACATTGCCATCGCTCTTGATGCGAATCTCACCTTGTACAGCGCCTGTTTCCGGATTGCGCCGCTGCAACTGCACGGCATCAAGCGTCCGGTTCCAGACCAGTGCACCATGATTGGCGTTCTCGGCATCTCTCAACCAGAAAGCGGCATTCCCCGTCAGGGTGGACTTGATTGCCATCCACCCCGTAGCGAACAGTCCGGCCGCGGATTGGCATGTACCGTCATCATTGATCCAGAACCGCCCCCGCGTGGTGCCTTCCGGGGTGTAGCGGCGCATCTCCAGGCGGTCATTGACGCGGTCAAAAAACAACACACCCCGATTTGTATTTGAGGCATCGCGCAGAAAATAAGTGGCGTTGTAATTATCGGCACCTCTTGCGTACACAATACCGTTGATTGTCAGGGGACCGGTCAACGTTCCGCCTGTGGTGTCGAGTTTTCCGGCCAGCGCGGTCTGCAATCCAGTGACGTCGGAGATGGCGTGGTCATGCGCGCCCGGGGCGAAAGCGTTTGGCTTGTTGTCCACTTCATCCCACTTCGGCCAGCGCGTAGCCGTGGCAGGCTGGTCGGTGATCCGGCCCCAAGGCTGCTCATGTGCATTCAGTACGGCCTTGAGCGTGGACGGGGTAATGGCGCGACTGCTGTCTGTCCCCGCTTTGGCTTCATTGCCGGTGGCCAGTTCAATCACGCCCTGCACGGTAGTGGTGGCCGGGGGATTGAGGAAATTGGCATTGCCGAAAGTGATGGCGCTGGCGGCCACTTGCAGCAGCTTGATGTCAACCGACAAAAGCAACAGGGATTGGGCGGATTTCTGCATGACCGGGGTGGTCTGGCTGTACACGGCAAACAGGGTGCCGTCTTCAAGATACAAGCCAAATCCGCGCAGTGAATAACTGGCGTTGCTTTCATCGCGGATGGTGATGTGCACGGTGTCGGCGGCGACAGCAGCACCTGAAAACGTGCTCAGGCGTTTGAGTTCGCCGGGAAGCGTGGTGGTGGTCGGCGCGGGATTGAACGCGGTCTGGGTGATGCCGATTTTGGCAATGCTGACTTGGTTGGTGCCGGTGTTGTCGGCATTGATCAGCGCGGCGCGGCCAGCGTTGGTGAGTGTGAGAGTCAAGGCGGTCATGGGATGGCTTCGGTCAGGGTCAGGCGGACATGCTGGACGGCCCGCGCGGCGGCAGCCAGGCCCAGGGTGCTGCGTGCCTGGATGCCTTGGGTGAAGGTGAAGTGCGCACGCACGGGTTTGACTCGGTGAACGGCGGCAATGACGTCATCGATCAGCGCGGCAGAGGCGGTTTCGCCGCCCTGGTCGGCAAGGTTCAAGATCAGTTCAAAGGTGTGCGGCGGGCCGGGTGGGTCAAGTTGCCACCATTCGCGCAATACGATATTGGCACCGAAGCTGCGCACAAGGCTCTTGACCGCCCAAGGGGTGCCTTTAAGACGATGTAGTTCAATGGCCTGCTTAAGCAGAAGGCGCTTGCTGACCAGGGTTTTGGCGGCGGGCCAGATGGCTTCGTCGGTCAGGGAGAACTGCTCGGCTAGGTACGGCAGTACGGCTTCGGGTGCGGTATCGACCAGGTAGGGTAGAAGGTGTTCCAGCGGCAGTTGTGCGTGTTGCTCCCACAGCAGCTCGCACAGGGCGGAAAAACGCGGGTCGCTTGCCAGTGGCGGCGGGAGAATGGGATTATCCATGCGCGCTGCCTCCGTCGTTCAGGGTGATGCCGATACAGCAGCCCCATTGGTGCGGCTGAAGTACCTGGAATGCGGGCGATGTGATCTGCACCCGATACACGCCGGGGACGTGCAGGATGGCGGAGATTTGCTCGGGGACAAGATCGAGGCCGAGTTGGCGCTGGCGCTCGGCCACCCACTCATCCAGTGCGTTCTGAGCGCGGGACATGGCCTCGGCGCGGTCAGCGGTGGTATAAAAGGTCAAGGTGGCCGAGATGGAATATTCGACTTTTTCCGGAGTGCGCACGAGGACGAGATCGGTCAGTGGGCGCACGCGGTCGGCGGAAATGGCGGCGAGGACGGTGGAGAGGATGGTGTCGGATGGCAGGCCGGTATCGGTCAGTGGATACAGCGCGACCTGGCCCGGCGGTTCGCCTTCATTGGGGCCATAGACGGCGATATCGACGATGGACTGGTGCGCGGACATGGCGTGGTGGCGATATGCGCCGTAACTGCCCGCATTGGTATACGCCTCGGGGGCGGAAATGATGCGGGTTTTGTAGCGCTCGTCAGATTCGGTATCGGTTCCGCCGGTGCTGGTGGCGGTGTTGCTGGCAGTGACCGGGAGGTTGTCCTGGAGGGCGCTGATCTGGCCGGGCAGCCAGCCGTTGCCGATCAGGCCCGGTTCGGTACAGGTGGCGGTGACTGTCACGGGAGTGCTGCCGACGTCGATCTGTACGTCCGTTGCAAAATTTATCCGTCCGTCGTTGCTGGCAATCACGCTGCCTGCCGGGATGGTGACCGGCGGGCCATCTGCGGCGATGCGAGTGAAGGCAATCACTGTCTGCGCGGCGGCGGCGGGCAGGCGCGGCGTGCCGACCAGCTCGCCCAGATAGTCCAGAATCGCACCATCGGAAAATCTCACCAGCATTTTCTCGGCGGCGGACTGGATTTTGGTCAGGGCCAACGCGTGCGCATAGGCGATTTGATGGATGAACAAGTGTTCGATCTGGCCCGGATACAGGGTTTTATCACTGATCTGTTCGTAGTGCGCGACCAGGTCGGCCTCGATGGCGGCGGGGTCGATATGGACAAACTCGGGCGCGGGGACAAGGGCAGCGCTCATGCGCGCACCTGTGTCTGCCGGATCACGCCATCAGCCGCTTTCCAACGGATGCGGATGGTGAGGTGTTCTGGTGCGGAGGCAGGTTCGATCTGGACTGATTCAATGCGCATGCGCGGTTCCCAGCGGGTCAGTGCGGAGACGACTTCGCGCACGATGTGCGGGCGGGCGCGGGTAATCGGCCAGTCGAGGTAATCGTGGATGCGGCAGCCAAAGCTCGGGCGGTGGGTGTCGGCCCCGAGCGGCGTCGAGAGAATGATGCCGATGGCCTGGTCGATATCATGGACGCCCTGAACTACCTCACCTTCACGCGAAAGCGCGGGCTGCCAGTGGGCAGCGGACGGCAGGGCGATGGACGGGGCTTGCATCATGAAGACAAGGGTGCCGGTCGTTGCGCTGAACGTCTTGTAAAGCACTTTAAAAAGTGGGGTTATGGGTGGGTGTGATGGTTGCTGTTGCCGGTCCCATCCATGATGCTGCCGGTGGCATTGATGTCGCCATTGACCTGTAAATTGCCGGTACAGGTCGTGTACGGGGTATCCAGGGTGACGGTATTGGCCTGTACGGCGACATGGTTCGCGATGATGGTCACCACGCTGGCCGCGCCGTCGAACGTGAAGGTATGGGTGGACTGGTGATAGGTGATCGTCGTGCCGTCCTTGAAGCGGACATATTCGGTATCGGCATCCGTGATCGGCGGCGGATTGGCCTCGGAATAAATCCCGCCCTGGACGGTGCCGCCTGCGCCGTCGGGTTCCAGCAGAACCTGCACCTGTTCGCCCAGCGCAGGCAAGATCGCGCGGCGCTGGACTTCAAGCGTATTGGTTTGCGGGACATGCAGCCAGTACGTTTCGATGTTGTCGCGCTCGGGCAGGCGTACGCGGACGCGGCAGGTGGTGTAATCGAGGGCGGTGACAATGCCGTAAACGAGTTCGGTCACGATGGATTCTCCGCTGTGTCCGGGACGCGGCAGGCATCCACTTCCGTCGTAAATCCGCTGCCACGCTCAATACTGTGGCTGATGCGAGTCATGAGCCAGTTCCCGGCAAACTGCCCGGCATCCTCGCCCGCCAGGGTAACGGTGCTGCCGCTTTTGAGTTCAGGTTTACCCATGCACTGCCAGCTTGCGGTGCAGCGCTGGCGTTGCGCTTTTGCCATTTTGGCCTTGGCTTGTGCGGCGGCTTGGGCGGCGGATGTGGCGCGCTGGGTGCTTTTGGCGGTATTGCCACTGCTGGCCGCGCGGTTGACGCTGGACGGGACGGCGACCACCTTGCCATCACGGATCACCATTTCGACCAGTTTGCCCTTGGCCGCATTTTGATGTTTGGCGGTGACCTCTTTGGGCAGTTCACGAAAACTGTCGCGCAGACGCACGTTTTCCAGTTCGGTCAAGCGCACCGTGGCAACAGGAACGGCGCGCTCAAGATCGGTCATGCGCTGAAATACCAGTTTGCCGTCCCAGAGTTTGAACGTGTGGTCATATTGCGCGGCCAGTTCGCGCAGAAATTCCAGATCGGCCTTGTTTTGGGTGAGGCGTTCAAGCCGGATACGGTCCGCCGTTCCCGCAAACTCCAGCCCTTGACGTTGTGCAATCTGGCGGGCGATGGCTTCCAGAGTAAGACCCTCGTAGGCGCGGTGCTGGGTGGTGCGCAGGCTGCCGCGAATCCCTGCCGCCAATGCGCGGATGTGGATGGTCGCGGGCGGGTAATTCAGTTCGACTTCATCAATTTCAAACCGGCCCATCGGGATGGCGTCCCGACCTTTCCAGCCCAGCGATAACTCCAATGTGTCTCCGTGTCCCGGATACCAGGCATCGCGCCAGCGGCCCGCCACATCGTCGA